CCGACGAGGAATTCGGGCGGCTCATGCGCTGGACGATAAAACTAAATATCACCGGGGACGATGATCGCGAATCCCTCACCGGCAATGAGCTATTCTATGCGCAACGGTGCGCGAACGTGCTGAAGCGGTATAATGATAGCTACGATGACATATCAAACGCGCGTCGAGAGGCCGGGAAAAAGGGCGCACAATCGCGGTGGAGCGATGGCAAAATCATGGCAAACGATGGCAAAAATGGCAAAGCCATTTTGCCATATAGCAAAAATGGCAATACCAATACCAATACCAATACCAATACCGAAGCCAATACCGATGCCGAAACCAAAACCGATAGTTCCCCCACTACCGTGGGAGGAACAAGAAAAACGCGCCCGAGCGCGTTTGTGCCGCCCGGCTATGACGAGGTGGCTGATTATTGCCGGGAGCGCGGCAATCGCGTTGACGCTCAAAGTTTTGTCGATTTTTACACGGCAAAGGGATGGATGGTCGGCAAGAACCGCATGAAGGACTGGCGGGCCGCTGTCCGCAACTGGGAGCGCTCAGACGATGGCGGCAGGGGCCGTGGGCTCTCCAGTGCGGTGGATGCAGCGCCGCGTGATGACACCAAGACCCTGGAGCAGATGGAGCGTCTTCGGGCCAAAATGAACGGAGGTAGTGCAGATGGGTAAACCATCGAGAGACAAGGGCAAGCGGGGGGAGCTGGAAGTTGCGGCCCTCCTGCGGTCAAGAGGATTTGACAAGGCACGGCGGGGACAGCAATATCACGGAGGGCCGGATAGCCCAGACGTGGTAGGATTGCCCGGAATACACATCGAGGTCAAGCGGGTGGAGACATTCCACCTGTGGGACGCTTTGGAGCAGTCCACACGGGACGCAGAGCACAGCGGCGAGATGCCGATCATCTTCCACCGCCGGAATGGCAAGCCGTGGGTGGTTATATCCATGGCAGACGATTGGCTGAGGCTTTACAGGGCCAGCGGAATGTGGACACCGGAGCCAGACACCGGAGAACACCGGCTCAGCTACGGAGAACTGTATACCCTCAATTGCCAGTATCGGGACAAGGTCGCGGCGCTGGAGGCGAAGGTGGCAGAGTTGGAGTCGCGGGTATGAGAAGTGTCGCAGATACTGCAAGACGTGGAAGGTGCGATGTCAATGGGTGAAACATTATGCTGGAGCTGCCTAAACGCCGTGCCTGACCCGGCCCATGGTATCGGGTGTGAGTGGAGCGAGAGCAAGGCCATCGTGCCCGTGCCTGGCTGGGAGGCGGAATACAGGCCGATGCTTAACAACGGTGGTGGGAAGCATGATGTCCCGTCTTATCGCGTTATAAAATGCCCCAAGTACATCAACGATAGCCCGCGCTACGAAAAAGACATACCGAATGTGTATCAAGACCCGTTGAAATGCATCCAGAATATCTATTCTGCGTGGGACAAGGAGACGGGGGAGTTAATTGCAAGCGGGACGGCTGAGGAATTGGCTGTTACGCTGGGGTACACCTGCGGTAATGTTATACGGGCGATGGTAAATAATCGCGGAAAATACAAAATTACGAAAGAGAGGATAAAACGGTGAGCGGAATTGGAACATCGTCAAGGGGCGAAATTGGTTACATATTGCGAAATATTAGCAAGGCGGCGCTGTTGGAGCAGCTTGCGGAGGAATGCACGGAGCTGGCCCAGGCGGCGCTGAAGCTGGCCCGGATAGAGCGTGACGAGAACCCAACGCCCGTCACAAGGGATGAGGCGATTGAGGCGCTGTGGGAGGAGATCGCAGACGTTAACACATGCATCACCTTCCAGTTGGTGGACTGCGATTTTAAAACTGAATACGTCCATAAGATTGTTGACACCAAGAAAATCCATCGCTGGGCTGAGAGAATCCGGGAAAAGAAGGAGCGTGACGGCGATGGAGGCTAACAAGGAGTATCGTCTGGTCGTCCGTGGTCGTGGCTGGTACTGCAATCTGCCTATCACGCAGATGATAGTTGAGAATGGGTCAATAGTCATGGCATTCAACGGCAACGAGTTTGTGGGGATGTTCGATCTGGGCGCTGTTGATGTGCTGTATAAGACGGAGGTGAAAACCTGTGAAACCGGATGAAGCATTTGCCGATCACCTGCGGCATGAGCGGGAGCGACGGCGGCAGAATCGAAAGGCAATGGCTGAGTGTGTGGGCCTCTCTAAAAACTGCATTGCCCGCTATGAGCGGCTGGAGCGGGTGCCGGACATTAACGCCGCCTGTGAGATTGCCGACTACCTGGGCGTGAGTTTGGACTGGCTCTGTGGGCGTGGAGAAAAATAAATTTTTAAATTTCCCCCATTTGGGGGAATGGCGTGTTAAAAATGTGATACGTTAGGTGGAGATATAGCGCTTGGGAATGTGCTGTGTCTCCTCCTTTTTTGTTGCCCCTGCGGCGGGGGAAATCGCCGCAAAATGAAAGGCAGCCGGGCATAGTAGACACCCGGCGTGGGTGGGTATGGGGTTATTTGATTTTGATATTGACTATATGGGCGATGACGTTTTTGACGCTGAGCCAGAGCCGGTGACGGCGATGACGGCAAAGGAAAAGGCTGTGTTTAGCGTTTACGCTGGGGCTGATTTGCTGGCCCGAGGCGTTCAGCTTCCGGGGCCTGGTGAAGCGCTCCGGATGATAAGCTATGCCGGGCAGTTTTCCAGCTGTTCTGTTGTGCTGTGGATTGCGGGGCAGACCAAAATTAACAGCCTGTATATTACGACTTTGCGAGTGGGAAAGAAGGAATTGCAGGCGCTGTGTTCCCTTCGAGACGATGACCGCCTGGGCGATGTGTATTTTATCCTGAGCGGCATCTCCAAAGAAAACACCCGAGGCGGCAAGGACTACGGCTATACGGACAATTTCGAGCAGACCTGCGCCGATTACGGGTTTACTTGGCGGTACGAGAAAAACCACAGCAAGGTCATTTTGCTGGACACCGAGGCTGGGAAAATCACCGTGGAAACGTCGAGCAATTTTAACGAGAACCCGAAGGTGGAGCAATTTTGTATCACCCGGGATGCGGGCGTGTATGAATTTTACAAAGGCGGGCTATTTGCGTAGTTTTTGAAAAATGAGGTGAGATGATTGCCGCGCCATAAATTGACAGACGAAGAACGGAAGCGTGGCAATCAGTTTACAGCCGGTGAACAGGCGGTGAAAAACGCCAAAAAAGGAAGAGCCGGACGGACGAAAGCAGACCGGGAGCGGAAGGCGATGGCTGACTTTGCTCAAATGATTGCTTTTTCGCCAATCCAGAGCGAAACGGCAAAAGAGCAAATGAAGAAAATGGGGTTAAAAAAACCCGAAGATTTGGTAAATCAAGCGCTTGTGGTCGCTGCTATTTTTAACGCTGCGCGCAAAGGGAACATGGTAGCCGTGGAAAAATGGCAGGAACTGACGGATGCGGTTCTAAAAATCCAGGACGAGGCGAAAGAGGATGAACTGACAAAGAGCCTGAAAGAGATGGGAGAGATATTGGAAAGCGATGATTAGCGCCAAGCAAAACAAAATCAGAGCCTTCCCCTACTCCAACTATGACGCTATTATCTGCGACGGCGCAGTTCGTTCTGGCAAGACCTCTATTATGATGGTCACTTTCGTCAAGTGGGCGATGGACAATTTCAACTGGTGTAAATTTGGAATATGCGGAAAAACGGTTGACTCAGCGACGAAGAACATAATCGACCCGTTCATGACGTTATCCTGGGCAAAAGAACGCTATTCTATGCGCTGGCGCAGGGCTGAGAAGCTCCTGGAGGTTCGCCGTGGAAACGTGGTTAACGTCTTTGAGGTGTTCGGCGGGAAAGACGAAAGTTCTTATATGCTTGTGCAAGGGCGCACATTCGCCGGGGTGTTGCTGGACGAGGTGACTCTAATGCCGGAGAGCTTCGTCAATCAGGCATTGGCCCGATGCAGCGTGGAGGGTGCAAGGATGTGGTTTTCCTGCAACCCAGCAAACCCTAACCACTGGTTTTACAAAAACTGGATAGAGCGGCGTAAAGAGCGAAATGCGCTTTATCTGCATTTCACAATGGCAGATAATCCATCGCTGAGCAAGAAAACCCTAGAGCGGTATCAATCCATGTATTCAGGAGTTTTCTATCAGCGCTACGTCGAGGGTAAATGGGTATTGGCCGAGGGCCTTGTGTACCCAATGTTTGATGCAAGCAAGCACGTCCTGGAGGCCTTGCCAGAGACCGGTGGCGACTGTTACGCCAGTTGCGACTACGGAATACAAAACGCTACAGTATTCCTCCTGTGGCGCAAGGAAGCGGCCACAGGGCGCTGGATAGCCATAGACGAGTATTATTACTCAGGGCGTGAGGAAAGCAAGCAGATAACCGTCAGCGAGCTTGTAGACGGCTTTGAGGCGATGCTATCAAGCCACGAGGAATGCAAGCCAAAACGGACAATCATAGACCCGTCGGCGGCGGCTCTGATTGTGGAGCTGCGGAAACGAGGGCACCACACCCAGAACGCCGTCAATGATGTGGGGCCGGGTATTGCGGATGTATGCACCATGCTATATAAGCGGGGCATTGCATTTTCCAGCCGGTGCGTGAACACGCTGAAGGAGTTCGGCCTGTACTCGTGGGATAAAAAGGCGGCTGACAATGGCGAGGATGCGCCGATTAAGCAGAATGACCACTGTATGGATGCTATTCGGTATTTTGTGAAAACGATGAATTTGGTGAAGAAATTCGGAAAACCCGAATATATCCCGTTGCACAAGAGGTGATTGACGATAAAAACATATCAAGACTTTGAAAATGCGACCGATGTCGGGTCGTTTATAAAATCGGCGGTGGAGGAACTGCGAAGCACGGCCCGTTATGCTATCGCCGCTGATGCAAATGAGTATTACGCCGGGCGCAACCCTACCACGGCAAAATACCAGAAATTCCTGCGGCAAGTGGATGGGAGCCTGACGCCAGACCTGTACAGCGCAAACTACAAGACTAAGAGCGGATTTTTCCGGCTGGAAGTGATGCAAATTGTCCAATATGTGCTGGGAAATGGCATGACCTTCACCGAGGATGCGACCAAAATTGCCCTTGGGCAGGACGTGGACATAAAAATAGCGGACGCTGGCAAGATCGCCTTGACAGATGGCGTTGCGTTTCTGTTTTTCAACCTTGATCGCGTTGAGGTTTTCGGCCTGGCTGACACACCCAATAGGCCGGGGTTTTGCCCGCTGTTTGATGCGTACACAAATGATCTGCGGGCCGGTGTCCGTTACTGGTACACCATGGACGGAACCAAGACCAAGACATTGACGGCGGTGCTATATACGCCTGAGGGCTACACGGAGTATGTGGAGCGTTCCGGCAATATGGAGATGACAGAGGCGGGCCAGCGGCCCTACATCGTTACCACCACCAGCACAGCGGCCCACGGCGTGGAGACGGTGACCGGCAAAGGTTATGGCACACTTCCCATCGTCCCGCTCTGGGGAAATGACCTGCATCAATCCGAGCTGGTTTTTGTCCGTGAAACCATCGACTGCTACGATTTTATCAAAAACGGCCTGGCAAACGAGATCGACGACAACCCCGGGCTGTATTGGATGCTCAAAAATAGCGGCGGCATGGACGACATGGACATTGCCCAGTTTTTTGACAGGCTGCGGACGCTGAAAGCGGCGGTGGTGGACTCTGACGACCTGAGCGCCGAAAGGGCTGAGGTGCCTGTGGAGGCCCGGCGAACCATGCTGGAGATTTTGGAGCGGGATTTCTACCGTGACGCCATGCTGTTTAATGCCCGGGATTTGAGCGGCGGCAACAAAACGGCAACGGAGATCACAGCGGCGTATCAGGCTCAAAATATCAAATGCGCCGATTTTGAGAATAACGTATCTTTGGCTGTGTCTGCCCTGCTGGAAAAGTGCCTTGGTATTAAGGACGTCCCCAAATTTAAGTGGGATCAGATCGCCAATGAGACAGAGCGCACGAACCAGGTAATGACGGCTTCCTCTGTGCTGGGTACACGGCTGACGCTGGAGAAGCTGCCGTTTTTGACCCCAGAGGAAGTGCAGCAGCGTCTGGACGAGATAGCGGACGAGGACATGTACAGGCTGACCGGATATAGAGCGCCGGAAAATGGAGGCGGTGAAGATGGCGACCTCGACAATTAATATT